GGCAGTTCATAGATTGGAATCAATTTTTACCGACCACATTGAGTTTAATGCCGACAGCAAGTGGGAAGTATTTGATAATCCATTTCGAAAGACATCTATGGTATCTAATCCGGATCGAATGAACTTTACGTTTGGATATACCTATGTGGGCCGGCAACTTTATAACAAGTTTGAATATTTTGACATGAATCTCGATTGCGAAGATCATTACAACTATGAGACCTTGGAATACTCGTTCAATCTCAATCTACAACAACCTGAGACTGTGGCGTTTAGTCCGGAATTTCTGGCATGGTGTGATCGTCATGGTCGCAGGCCCATGGCCAATCAAGTTCCTATCGCCAACGTGATTGATCTAGATAACCACTTGACAGAGTATCGCAAAATACTTTATAATAACTCACAGGCAAACAACTCTGCCAGCATTATTTTATATTGAAAGAAACTATCATGGGAAAACCATTTGACGTAAGCAAATTCCGTAAGGAAATCACCAAAAGCATCGAAGGCCTTTCAATCGGCTTCAACGATCCAACCGACTGGATCAGCACAGGTAACTACGCACTAAACTATCTAATCTCAGGAGACTTTAACAAAGGTATTCCTCTAGGCAAAGTCACTGTGTTTGCCGGTGAATCTGGTGCAGGTAAATCATACATCTGCTCCGGCAACATCATCAAGAACGCCCAAGCACAAGGCATCTATGTTGTGTTGATCGACAGTGAAAACGCATTAGACGAAGACTGGCTCAAAGCACTAGGAGTGGATACCGGCCAAGACAAGCTGCTTAAACTTAGCATGGCCATGATTGACGATGTGGCCAAAACAATCAGCACATTCATGAGCGACTACAAGGCCCTGCCGGACGGTGAGCGACCTAAGGTAATGTTTGTGATCGACTCATTGGGTATGTTGCTTACACCTACTGATGTGAATCAGTTTGATGCAGGCGACATGAAGGGCGACATGGGTCGTAAACCAAAGGCACTTACAAGTCTTGTTCGTAATTGTGTGAACATGTTTGGTTCATACAATGTGGGCTTGGTTTGCACCAATCACACATACGCAAGTCAGGACATGTTTGACCCTGATGATAAAATATCCGGCGGTCAGGGTTTCATCTATGCCAGTTCAATTGTTGTGGCTATGAAGAAACTCAAACTCAAAGAGGACGAGGACGGCAACAAGATCACAGACGTCATGGGTATCCGTGCTGCTTGTAAAGTGATGAAAACACGCTATGCAAAACCCTTTGAAGGCGTGCAAGTCAAGATTCCATATGAGACAGGAATGAGTCCTTTCTCCGGCATGGTGGATCTCATGGAGAAACGCAGTCTGTTGAAGAAAGAAGGAAATAGCCTTGTGTTTGTGACCAGCGATGGCGAGATAATCAAGAAGTTCCGTAAGAAGTGGGAAGCCAATGAAGAAGGCTGTTTGGATCGTGCCATGGCTGACTTTGGCAATCACAGGGAAGAGGTAAGTATCGTAGAGGAGGCGGCAGAATGAATGAAGCAGTAGCAGTGGCCAGCGAAATGTGGTCGGAACTCAAGCGTTATGTAAACACCGTAGATCGGACCGAAGCAGCCGAAACAGTTGTGGCTATATTGATTGACAACGACTGTGATGTGGATGATATCAAAGAAACATTCAAAGGTGAACCTGATATCAAACGTGCATTGACCGCATATCTCGACAATGACAAATCCTACGAGGACGATGATGATGAAGATGTTGAGGAAGAAATAGATTATCACGAGGATGACTGGGAAAATTGATGGCCAAATATTTTCCGATCAAGACGGCAACTTCTTGCCAATTGAAATGGAACTGGAGCACATTGGTTCTCTACAGCGGCGTGACTGGAAGTTGTCATCGATCAGGTCTTGGAAAAATAACTCCGGACACCTTTGATACTTTTCATAATACTGAAAAGAAACAAACAGATCGTAAAAGAATGTTGGATGGTGAATGGCCCGATGACAATAGCTGCTATTATTGCAAAGATATCGAACATGCCGGGGGATCAAGCGATCGCATACGACATCTTGCGATTCCAAATCAATCACCTCTAGAATTAGAAGTGGATCCCACTGCGGTGGTGATACAACCAACAGTGCTGGAAGTGTATTTCAATAATCAATGCAATCTATCTTGTTTGTATTGCATTCCTTCACTGAGCTCAAAAATAAATGCAGAATATAAAAAGCATGGGCGATTTGAAAAAAATGGTGTGATACTTGAACCGGTGCAGATAGATTCAAATTATTCTGCCATGCTAGAAAAGTTTTGGGTATGGATGAATCAATATTCAACCGGACTAGTGAGATTCACTGTGGCCGGCGGCGAAAGTTTTTATCAACGTGAACTTGAAATCTGTTTAGAATATTTTGAATCTTCGAGACACCCAAACTTGGAATTCTGTATCATAACCAACCTGACTTTACCACCGGTAAAATTGGAACAATACATACAAAGATTTAAAAAATTGATCGATCAGGGCAAACTCAAACGCATTGATATCACTTGTAGCATTGATTGCTTGGGCGCTGAACAAGAATACACAAGATACGGAATGAATGTTGATGCATGGATCGCTAACTTTGAAACATTGTTGGATCAGCCTTGGTTGACATTACATATAAATCAAGCTATCAGTGTGCTTACGATTAAGACCATGCCCGAGCTGATTGAAAAAATAAAAATATGGAAATCTAAAAGAAAGATAGGCCATTTTTTTGGTGTAGTAGAACCCGGGCCAAGCTATCTGGTTCCTAGTATTTTAGGAAACAAAGTATTCGAGCAAGACTTCAAACTGATCTTAGATAGTATGCCACGAGATACAAGTGATGATTTATCGGCTTTGCAATACATGCAAGGTATCGCAACACATTACTCTCAGTCTGAACCCGACCCAGTTGAACTACTTAAATTAAAAACTTTCTTGGATGAAACAGATCGGCGTCGTAAAACCAGCTGGCCTGATACTTTTCCTTGGTTATTGAAAGAATTACAACATGTGGTATAGCAAAGTAGTAGCTAATCTTGCTGCCATTCCGGACTTTATTGATCACTATGAGGCAGAGCTTGAACTGGCCAAACGAGATTGTAAAATCTCGGGTGTGCTGGAAAAGAACATCAGTGCCTTGCCCGGTATCACAGAACAACGCTTCAATCAACTACAAGAGATTGAAGCTGTGCTAAACTATCTCAATATCCAATTACGCAAGATACGTAGGAAGCACTTCCAAAAATATCTGGAAGGTTATGCCCGGGCACTAACTTCGCGTGATGCCGAAAAGTATGCAGAGGGCGAAGATGAAGTTGTGGATTTTGAGACCATTATCAACGAAGTGGCATTGCTACGCAATCGTTGGTTGGGTATCATGAAAGGGCTAGATACCAAACAATGGCAGATGGGTCATGTGGTTCGCTTACGCACAGCAGGTATGGAAGATATTACACTATGACCATTTCGCGTGATACATACTGTTATGAAACGCACCGCATTTGTAACAGGCATGACCGGCCAAGACGGTCCTTATCTAGCTAAACTGCTGATCGAAAAAGGCTATCACGTGTATGGCCTTGTGAAACGATATTCCAACCCTAACTTAGACAATCTACGTTGGTTAGGCATTGAGAACGATATCGAGTTGGTAACCGGTGATATCACCGATGAAAACAACATGAATCATCTCATGCAAACTCTAAAACCCAACGAGGTATACAATCTTGCAGCACAGAGCTTTGTGGGCGCAAGTTGGGATCTCAATAAACTCACAACAGAAGTGAACTCTATTGGTGTGCTGAACTTGCTCAACGCCATCCGCAGTCACAGCCCTAACACACGCTTCTATCAAGCCAGCACGTCAGAGATGTTTGGTAATGCTACCGAAGCTGGTAAACAAGGCGAACTCACTCCATTCCGCCCACGCAGCCCTTATGGTGTAAGCAAGTTATACAGCCATTGGATGACCATTAACTTCCGCGAAAGTTACAGTCTATACGCATGTTCGGGAATCTTGTTCAATCACGAAAGCCCATTGCGCGGAAGAGAGTTTGTCACACGCAAGGTCACAGATGGCGTTGCCCGTATCCGACTAGGATTGACTGATTCTATTACGTTAGGTAATCTTGAGGCCAAACGTGATTGGGGTTTTGCCGGCGACTTTGTAGAAGCCATGTGGTTGATGCTACAGCAACCCACCGCTCGAGACTATGTGATCGCCACCGGTGAACAGCACAGCATTGGCGAATTGTGTGATATAGCATTCCGTCACGTGGGTATCGAAGATTGGCAACCATTGGTTAAATCTGACCCACGATTCAAACGTCCTGCTGAACTTTATAGTTTGCTAGGTGATAGTTCCGCTGCTAGAGAGATACTAGGATGGCAACCACGCACTAAATTCTCTACCATGATCTGTGATATGGTCGATGCGGATCTAAAGAGACTTCAGTCGGCTCATCAATCTACCGATTGGTAATCCAGCTCGTATCTCGCCTAGTGTCCACTCTGTGTGGCATAATTGTTCTAACCACTCTGCTCTTTCGGGCATGAGTGGTTTTTCTATCTGGGCAAAGTCCAGGTTAGCCACTGGTGCTGCCATGCTGTATGCCCCCACAAACGCCGGCACGCCATCTATCACAGCTTGGCTGCCTGGACCAGAGTTTTCGTTGACCACAGCCCAGGCACGACCTAGATTGCTCCGGAAATCAAACTCATCGTAAGTTCCACGCAAGGCCTGTGGTTGTTGTATCTTTATTCCGGGCATGAGTGGTAGCTTCTGCCGCGGATGCGGTCGAACCACAATAGGTCTATCAGTGTGCTCACGTATACGATCAATGGTGCGCTTTAACCATTGATCGGCGGGCGGAAGTCCTGCCCATTGCTCGCTGTCACTTCTTTGCATGGCGATCAAGATGTGATCTCCTTGATGCCAGGGTTGTAATCGCATGGCTAGTTTTCTAACACGATCGGGTTCTGCACCCTCACCCCACCAGGCACGAGCATTCACGCCATTGATACCCATCTTCCAGGTGACCCCGCGCATGAGTTGCCCTACTTCCATTACTATCACAGGGCGCCCACTTGCTGTGAATTCTCGCCATATGGCTTGATTTGGAGCCATGCGCCCTGCCCATAGCTGACTCCAAATCACAGCTACGTCTGCGGTGCTATCGTGTTTGGTCACACGTATACGATGCTTTTTACAGCCTTCTTGGAATGCTTCGAAAACAGGCACAGAATTTAGTGCGCCAAATCTATTAAAAATACTGATGTTTGTCATGTGTAGTAAATAGTTATTCAAAACTGGAGGCCTATGACAAAATACGCAGTGGTGACTACATTCAATCAATCGGGATACGACAAGTATGCCAGTCGGATGATTGACACATTTTTAAAAAATTGGCCCAGAGAAGTTGATCTCTATGTGTATACAGAAGATTGCACAATAACACAAACAGCCCGAAATCTACATGTGAGAAACTTACATGAAGTCAGTCCGGAGATAGTTGCTTTCAAAGAGAAATGGGGATCTAACCCCCGAGCTCGCGGAGAAGTAGCCACGGGCTCTGTAGATGCCAAAGGCAAAGCACCTGGGCTAGGATTTCGCTGGGATGCTATACGTTTCTGTCACAAAGCATACAGTGTGTTCCATGCTGCCGCCAACTGTGATACTGATATTCTGTTTTGGATGGATGCTGACATGGTGTGTCATACCCGACTCAACGAAGCATTTTTAGTGCTACACATGCCTTCAACTGTGGGACTGGCATATTTAGGCAGAGAGAAGAAGTTCAGCGAATGCGGACTGTATGGTATGAACTTGAATAACACCGTCACTAGACTATGGCTTAAAGAGTTCCAGTTGGCCTATGATTCCGGCCGCCTGATGACCATGGCTGAATGGAATGATTGTTGGGTGTTTGATGAAACTAGAAAAGAAGTGCAGGCCCTACACCCTGAATGGACAGTGTTAAATTGGAGCGCAGGATTGATTAAAGGTGAAGGCCATCCACTAATCAACACCATGTGGGGTGCTTATTTAGATCATCTCAAAGGCAATAGAAAAACCACCGGTCGAAGCCTGCCTCTGGATCTCATCCGCCCCAGGAATGAATCTTATTGGAAAGCATCTTAATCGTTGTCGGCTACACAGATACCGTCAACATCACCTTGCACGTATTCAGCTTTTGAATGCTTGGCTTTGTAATGTATGAGATGATCGCCTAATATAGTATGCCGCAATGGAGTCTTGTAACTCTTCTTAAATTTCGCACATAGATCAAATATACTGGCATCAGGCACTGACAACAGCGCAGCACCAAACACATCATTGTCGTAGTATCTGCGTAGACCAGACTGATCACGCTCGCGGTAACGCCTACAATATTCTGCTCTGAATGCAGCAAAATCCGCATGCTGAGTGTTCACAGCAAAAACCCCAGTTTCTGGAACTAACCACGTTCCGGGATTGCCACTCTTGTCTGTAAAATAAGTCACACCCATATACATGGCCAGATCTTCGGACTGCATAACTCTTTGTAACAGTTCAATAGGCAAGGTCTCTACGGTGATCACATCTGCATCTAACCATACTATCCAATCCGCACTGCTGGTGTTCATGGCATGCATGAAACTGTATGCTTTCTTGGCAAACTTTTTCATGCTTTGATTTAACCCAGTATCCAGTTGATATTCAAAGTAATCCGACTCTAACTGTGAAAAATCTATCTGTGCCACACGACCATGGTCCGGCATGCGAAATCCTTCCACATAGCAGGTAAGGGTAAGATCCTGTGGCCAATGCTCTATGAAACTGCTGACCGAATCTTTACCAATAAGATCATAGTAGAGTTTATTGAAACTGGTTATTACTTGTATCATTTTTTTGCCCATTTTTTCATATGTGACCAACATGCTCCTGACTGTAATTCAGCATGGCTCCAATGGAATTGACTGATGCGATGTATCCAAGCGTCACGATCCGGTGTGAGTGGATTTTCTATGCGATGTATACCCTGCGTGGCCATTTCACCTGCTTGACTGCTCGCCGGGTCAGTTAATATAAGAGGAATACCTTCTATCACTGCTGCCACACCTGGACTGGAGTTGTGATTTACAACTGCCCAGCAATTGACAAAATCCTGCATCAACGATGATGAAGGGTGACTGATTTTGATCTGAGCGAGACCACGCCCTTGACACAATTTTAATAGTCGATCGCAATACTTTGACGCACGTTTGTCGCCTGGGTGCGGTCGGATATGTATGGGTCGATCACTATATTTGCGTATCTCGATTATGTTCTTTATGGCCCAATCTACTACATCCCACCCTGCCATGCTCCAACCGCCATCACGTTGCAAGCACAGCAAGATATGATTGCCTGATTGCCGCCACGGTTGTAACTGCAAGTGGTAATGTTCTTGTATCCTCAACCATCGATTTGGATCGGGTTTGCTATCGCAATATTCACCGGTGTTGGCAAAGATGCCATCATAACTGTAGCGCAACCAATAGCCGGGATTTTCTCGGTTCTTGTATAGGAACAAGTTGCTGTCGGCAATCACAGTGCGGCCACCTGCGGCACGTTGACCATCTAGAATCTCTTGACGGAACTGTAGATGTGCAGCAGTCTTACCGTGCTCATGCACCCACCCTAGGATAACTGCCACTTCGCTGGGTTGATAGGTCATGTTGGTTTCAATTATGCCCTGATCACCCGCAGCATTTGCACCTTGCACAAAGTATCTTAGCGTGTCGAGTTTATCCATGGCATTCTTGAGGCTTTCAGGAGTATATTGCTCCTTCCGAGGCAGCGTGGCTGTATAACTTATTACTCTCATAGTTCTTGCATCATCCTAAATGCTGTGCCATTCTTTAATTCTTTAATATGATATTGACCGTATGCCATGCTATGACACCAAGCCATCAACAAGTCATTGTCCGGATAAACTGGATCGTCTAATTTGGCCAAATCTTGATTGGCCACAGGTTCTGCCACATGACTGGGTGCTAACACAAATGCCGGCACGCCTGCTAATATGCTTTCCACTGCTGCCACGCTGTTAAATGTGACCAAGGCATGCACATCTTGTGCAAGTGCTCGGCTTAACGGTTCTTTTAATACCCTGTCTGTTCTTTTGGGCGCACGTTCTCGAACTTCTACTGGACGATCAGTGTGTTTCTTGATTTCTTCCACAGTATCTTTTACCCATTGTGCGTGATCTATACCATAATACTTACAAGGCTTCTCATCAGGTGCTGCAACAATTATCTTATGCCCGTATCTTCTTGGATGTATCTTAACACCCAAAAGATTCCAACGATCACTGGGTCGTTCGCGTATGGTTCTATGTTGAAGATCATTTAACACTATCCTGTGATATTTTTTAATGCCTTGGCTGTTGAGGGTTCCGACATTGTTGCCTACATATCCTGAATCTATGTAGTAGAAATTGTTACCATCTTCAAGACACTGTTTCATGATCTTGTGTTTGAGTATTCCTCGCAATACCAACTGATTGCGATCCACCGATATATCATAATGATAATCAAAATGATCTGAGTCCATTGGCTTGATACCGGCACTGGCGGCCAACATGTTTACGTATTCGTCCTCGCCACCTTTGCTGAGAAAGACCCACCCACTCATACAATCAACCTCTGTTGACAGTATTCTGTAAAAATTCTTTCTCGGTGCCACTCATCACTGAAGTCACCTTGATCGGCAAACTCATGGAAACAAGGTGTTCCCAGCGTATAGTGAACCAGCTTTGCCAGCGGGTTCCACTCGTATTCCACATCTAACCAGTTCCATTCAGCAGGTAGTTCACCTATACGCTCATCATCGATCCAAGAGAATCTATGTAAGAATGCTCCTGTGCTTTGCTGCACAAACTCAGGAGTCAACTCTCGGTTGCGTATGGCATTGCAATTCCACAGGATGACTGAACTCCAGTTCTTCCTGGGATAATCTTCGTTTGTGTTGCCCAAATACTTTTCGGTCCGTCGGGTCTTGTAATCGTGCTTGACCACCAACACATCTTTTGTGTAGTCTTTTAAATCCCACAATTCAGCAATATCGCCGCGCACAATCATGTCACCATCGATGAATATGGCCCAACCTTGATAGTCCATGAGATATGGAACTAGAAAACGTGTGTAGATGAAATGATTTGATCCATCTGTATGTGTCTCACTATAGTCTTTGAACAAGTTTAACGCCACAGGCACTATAGCCACGGGTCTGCTGCTGTTGCGTATGATTGAATTCACACAGGTATGATAAGCAATGGCTTCTCTGGGATCGTATCCTACAAACACAGGAATAGGTTTCATAGGCGTTCTATATCCTCTTCAACACAGTCCGAACCGTATTGTATTTCAATCAACTTTAATGGCTGATCAGTGTCATTGCATAATTGATGCCATTCGCCCAGTTCAATCCAACAATGTTCGTGCTGTCGGGGTTTTTCCATTAACTCATATTCTGTGCTATGCGGATCCACAGTATACACCGTGGCTTGCCCTTCGGCTACAAACCAAAACTCTGCACGTTGTTCATGTCGTTGCATGCTGAGCCGTTGTCCAGGCAAGACAGTTAGTTCTTTGAGTTTTACATGTGTGCCTACTTGATGTAGCACTTGATAGTATCCCCAGGGGCGTTCTGTGATGTTTGTCATGTAAATATTTATCGGCGTATATAACGGTAAATACATTATGACCACCTTGGATTTTTTACCTTACGAATACAAATTCGGCTCGCAACACAGAGAAGATGGTATAATAGATCTGCTATGCTCGCACATTGACACTCCTGACCACTGGGCTATAGAAATCGGGTCCGGCACCGGCGAGCAGAACATGCTACGCAATCTCATTGAGAATCTCGGATATCACGGCGTCGGTCATGATCTACAATCAGCCACGTGGACGCACCCCAACTACGAACACAGGCAGCGTGCCATAGTATTAGATCAGCTCGGACCATTGATTGAATCCTGGCCCACACTCACTCCGGACTTTTTTAGCTTGGATATCGACAGTTTTGACTTTTGGGTATTAAAGGATCTGCTTTACAATCACGATTTTCGCCCGGCTGTGATGTGCTTGGAATATCTCAGCTACTATCAAGATCAGGTCGTGAGTGTGCGGGCAGACTTATCTAAATATAAAAAAACCTATTGTGGATGCAGCCTGGGCGCATATCAACTGTTGACTGAAAGATTTGGATATCGATTCTTCACAGTAGACACCCACGGGGTGAACAGTTTCTTTTATCACCCTGATCGGATTCGAGATGTCGCTGTATTAAAAGATCTACCCACTCACGCCTGGAGAATGTTCCCCAATCATGTTGGGCTCACAGTTGACGCATTGCATCATGTGATGGAGTTTGATCATCAGATACTATTTGAAAATCAGTAATGGAACATTTCTATCAAGATATCTCGGGCTTTATGAGCCACAAAAACACAGTGATGCTGGAGCTGGTATTGGATCAATTTCCAGCGGGTGGCACTTGGGTTGAATTAGGATCCTGGACCGGGCGTAGTGCAGCATATTGTGTAGTTGAATTGATCAACAGAGACAAACTAGGGCCATTCTATTGTGTGGATACATGGCGGGGCGAAGCAGCTATCGCTTATGATACTGCTATTGTGCAGGATTTAAAAAAGATCTTCAGACAAAATCTAAAGCCTGTATTAAAACAAATCAAGATGTTGAGCATGATCAGCTGGGATGCCGCTGAGAAATTTTCCGACGAATCGGTGGATTTTTGTTATGTAGATGCTGGGCACAGTTATGAAGCTGTGACGAATGATTTAACTGCCTGGTGGCCCAAGTTGCGCCCAGGATCCATGTTCGGCGGCGACGACTATACCAAGGGGTATCCGGGTGTGCAACAGGCAGTGTGGGATTTCTTTGGCCCGCTGGACATCCGGGTTCGTAGAGCAGGGCGCTGTTGGCTGGTTACAAAACCATTTGATGACAGTAGTTTGATTTAAATAACTCATGACATGGCTAAAACATTATCGTGACAATTACTATGACTTGCTGAACTCTCGGGCAAGCGGTAAAAAAAGAGGACTGATAGAAGGCCTTTATCGACGTGCAGAAGGATTTAATCTGGTGTTTGCACATCTCGAAAGTCTCAATCAAAGTGAATATCACATTATTGAAACTGGCACCCTGAGAAATCCCGGCAATTGGAAAGATGGGCAGAGTGCTAGGCTGTTTACAGAGTTTGTAGAACATCACGGTGGAAGTGTGCGTAGCGTGGATATAGATCCTGAGGCTGTGGCTGCTGCCAGAAATGCTATCATATCTGACTGCTTTGAATCCACATGTCAGGATAGTGTGCTTTATCTGGCCACACAGTTGGATCTAGATCGGGTTGATCTTTTCTATTTGGACAGTTATGACGTGAAATGGAATGATGACCACGCGAGTGCCGATCATCATTTAATGGAATTCCAAATAATTGAACCACATCTCAGACCCGGTGCACTGGTGGTGATTGATGATAACAGCAGATTTTTAAGCAACAATCAACGCACGGGCAAGGGTCATTACATTGCAGACTATCTGGAAGCAAAAGGAATTAAACCTTTATACGATGCTTATCAAATCATTTATAGATTCTAATCATGGTAATTGATACACTATTATTCAACAACGAGTTTGATATGCTGGACATACACCTGGCTATCACTGACCACTATGTAGATCGTTGGGTAATATTAGAAGCCAGTAGAACATTCAGCGGCATAGTTAAACCCTACAATCTCTTGGACAATCTTGGTCGCTATCGACAACAATATGGCGATAGGATCCGAGTTGTCACATTGGCATTGGAAGAACATCAGATCAATCTTGTGTGCGAAACCATGATGCGCCAAGCTATCGCGCCTGCACTAGCGGAGTGTGACCCCAACGACATCATCATACACGGCGACTTAGATGAGATATTGAATCCTGAATCTTGGAAACAAATAACAGATTTTATGGACCAACATGATCGACCTGTCAGCTGTGGACTTGACATGTATATGTATAAGTTTGACCAACGAGCCGAACGTGGCTGGCAAGGTCCAGTTGTGGCCCGCCGCAGGATGTTTGATACACCACACGAATTATACAAAGGAAATAGCATAAAAAGAAAAGATCGCAGTCATTGTGTGGGATTTCAGACCCATGTAGGGTGGCATTGGACCTGGATGGGCAGCGATGATCTCATACGCAATAAAGTAGTAAGTTGTATTGAAACTCAACACAGAGACCCAGAAGAGATGTTGCAGGCATTTAAAAGAAAAGACACTATTAGCGCAATAAATCATAAATGCACAACACATGTGGTTGATGTGCAGTATCCAGATGTAGTGCAAACTATCCTAAAAAGATATCCTTCATACTGGCATAATCCACCACAGGATTAAAATGGCCACGCAAGCTGAAAAAGATCTGCATAGAGCAAAACGTGATGCCCATCGCGCTCTCAAAAGAATCAATCCAGATAGGATTGAGATACAGGATCCCAATGGTCCTGTGGATTGTGCCTGTGTGATCCACGGCTCGGGATACGATTTCACCTATGTGGACAGACTCTACAACATGCTGAACCGGCATTTAACCCGTGGTGTGCGATTACATGTATACACAGAAGCCACACGAGCAGTGCCTGCCTATATGGTCCGACACGATTTAACTGAATGGCCCGGTGTCACCGGACGTAAACGCAGTTGGTGGTATAAGATGCAATTATTCAATTCTGAGCATTTTCGCGGACAACTGCTGTATTTTGATCTAGATGTTGTGATTGTAGACAATATAGATTGGATGACCCAACTGAGCCCGGTGTTCTTTTGGACCATAAAGGATTTCCGTAGTCTGTGGAAACCGGATACGCACAATATAAATTCATCCTTGATGTATTGGAACACTATGCATTATGACAGTGTGTGGCAGAATTTTAATCAGCAAAGCGAACGTATACGTATCAATCATCAACACGGTGGCGATCAGGAATACTTAAACACAGTGATACCTGCACACAAACGCAGATTCCTCGACGAAAAAAGAGTTGTGAGCTGGCGTTGGACAGCATTAGATGGCGGTATGAATTTTAAAAATCGCACTTATTTCAGGCCCGGACGCGGCACCATACTAGCACCAGGTAATAGTGTGCTGGTATTCCACGGCGATCCAAAACCACATGAAGTGGACGACACTGTGATAAAACAAAATTGGAAATAACAACATGCGAACTTTGAGATTTTTTGGATCTACTCACAGTAAGGAAGTTGAGTTGCTGGTCACACTAGGGAATCGTACAGTATTCAATGGCACAATCACTCAGGGTCAAGAAGATTTTCTTTTTGAAGCACACAATATTCCGTTGGATTTTAGCGGTAAGATACCAATGGCCGTGTCGGTCACTAATGGTACCGTAACTCTGGGCCGGGTACAGATCAATCACGATAGAATCTCAAATCCAATTTACAACCAGGAGAATTTAAATAAATTTCAAGCCGCTGTGTCCTGGGCTAAAAAGATATCTATAATGTGTGACGTGGCCAGGCCAACATTTTCGCAAGATCAAATTGAATTTTTACGGTTGGAAGACCCCGATCATTGGGTAGCACAAGAAAAAATATTAAATCAGCACGGCTGTGCATTAACTGTATTAGATCCTGGATCCTGGAGAGATGTAAATCTTCTCGGCGATGTCAGACAAAACGTAACTCTTAATGGAATATTGCAAACACCTTCACGCACCCTAGGCGAAATAGGAACATGGAGTTGGATCATATCCACTGGTGATGTGCTATGTTATGATTTAATAATTTCTGCAACACCGACTTTCTACGACATGCCTAGGGAAAATTGGGGCGCATACACCTTACCTGAGATAACTATGGATTTCTTAAACCAAATCCAGTTAATGAATGAATTAAAAAGACCCGG